TTCCTTGTCTTTAACATACATTATCTTTTGTGCTCTTATTATTGCTGCATATTGAATTGTTATCTGTTCCCAAAGAATATCAAATTTATCTTTTATAGATATTTCTTGTATTAATTCCCTAGTTTCTTCAGGTAGATATTTTGAGAAGAAACCAAACTTTTCAGCATTTTTATTTCCAGGAGGACCAGTGGCATTTTTATTACCTATGGGTGCACCTCTTTTATTTTTAGGTGCACCCTTCTTTTTCTCACTAGCCCAATTGTATCTTTTTATCCATGACTTTAAAGTGTTTAAACTAATGTCATACTTTGCTGATATTTCCTTTTGTTTCATACCTTTTATGTAATCTTGTTTTACCTTTTCTTTGACATCTTGCACATCACCACCTCGTTTGTTTGTCGTTTTGGGAATTAAAAAAGACCCTCCATCAAGACAGTCCCTTAAATCATTTCTATTAATTCCTTAATCTTTTTATATACCTCTTTATAATTCATATCTTTATCTATTAACTTAGGTAATTTCATAGATATAATTCTTTCAAGTGCTTGTATATCAAATAGTTCGCTTTGATTTAACTCATCTCTTTTCACACCTTTTGGAATACCTAATTTTTTTCTTACAAGTTCAGTAAAATGTTTATAATACATCTGAGGTTTATTGCTACCTTGACTAGTAGCATAATATACAAACTCTTGTATTTCATCTGTAAAATCTTTTCTTACTTTTTTGCCTTCTGTCCTTATATCCAGCCATTCCTGGTCTTTTTCTGTAGCAATATAATAACCATGTATTCTAATTTGTTTAAGTGTTTTTGTAACCCATTTTGTAAATAACTTTGCTTCTGGTTTATTACTTCTAAATGACATATTGTACACAGCTTCTTCTGTAACAAAAGTAGTACCGAAGTTAGGCAATTTATCTTTAAAGTTTCTAGTGTAGGAATCTCCGACAGTAGACTCATTAAATTTCTTTTTATATTCTCTATCTATATTTCTTAATGTATCACGAATATTTACTATGCCTAGTTCCTCTCCTACGTCATTTGCATTAAACCAAACTTCTTCTCCATTTTTGGACCACATTACTTTTACATTTTTCTCTTGTAAAATTTTCAACATACTACTACCTCCTGTTTTTATTTTCGACCCCTCAATTTGAGCCATCGAAAATATTAAATATTCGACTTTAGACATGCATGACATGCATATCTGAATAGTGCATGCCGTGCATTTTTAATAAATTTTTGTATTAAAAAAGACCTAGAAGTTAATCTAAGCCTTTTTAATGGGGGATACATATTATTAAAGGGAGCAAGTTCCAGGAATCGAACCTAGATTAAACCAGTACTTGCATGGTGAGTGAGGTTACCAAGCCCCACTCGGTTTTTAGTCTTTGAATTAAGATACAAAATTGTATGAGATTTTAATCTCAATTCATATACTATTTTTTAGTGTATCCGTAGATTAATTGAAATAGAAAAACTAAAGATTGAACATAGTTAGAATTGAACTAACAGCATCCTCATGCCCTGCCTAGTCTGTTCATAGTGACTAGGGCAATCCCTTAACCCTAGTCAAATATTAAGTTTTGAGAGGGAAATCTTTATTTCCACAATACTATTATCTCATGCTTTTTTAATCAAAACGGGGAGAAAGTAGGGAATAAAGTGGGAATTTCTGGGGAAAAACTGGGGAATTTTCTAATTTTTAAATAATGGGAGTTCATTTTCCTTAATTCTTGGATAAAGCATATCCATAACTTTATACACTAATCTTTCCCTTACACATCTACATGTTTTCCTATCTGAGTTCATTTCTAAGGATATATAAACCATACTATTTTTCATTCTGCTATTATAAAACAGTTTAAAAAAATGTTCTTCTCTTATATCTAAGCATGTAAGTGCATTTTCTATTTTCTTCTTTTCTATTTCTTTATCTTTTTTCAGTTTTTTTAATCTAGCAATATCTCTTTCTTTTTTTATAATCTCATTCTCAACAGTTGAATTAAAAGCATATGTTGGACTTACTTTTTCACCATACCCGATAGCCTTACAACCAAATATTTCATTTTCTCTACTTTCTATATCTAATTCAAGATTTTTAATTTCTGCACTTAAAAATTTATAATGATGTAGTCTACCTTCTACTTTTTTAAATAGTTCTTTTTTATTAATATTATTATCCATACTTTCACACTCCTGTTTATGTTATAATAATCTTGGATAAAAGCTTTATATTTTTGACAAGTGGAGTGTGAAAGCACTCCTTTTCTCTTTTAATTAACTATTGCAGGTTTTCCCCTTTAAAGGAGAAAAATCTATTCCTGTCTTAACTCACAATTGATAATTGACTATTCAAAAGTCTTATTTCTTCTTCAAACACTATAGGTAACTTATAACTATTTACAATCTCTAATACTTTATCTAATTGACAACGCTTTATAGCCTTATAACTATCTACTCCAAATTCTCGTTTAATCTGATGGTATATATCACTATAAACTTTACCTCTTAAAGATTTATTTTTATAAGCCTTACTTCCATGTCCACCAAGTGATTTTGTTGCTACTCTCTTAACCTCTTTAACAATACACTCACACTCGATATTGAATAATGGTGCATCATCCATAAAGTTCTCTAACTTCTCATTAACATTCTCTATTTTAGTTTCTAAGACTTCTTGTTTCTTATCTAGCATAAATATAGCTTGTAACTCCTTTGATGCACTTAAAAGAGGATTATTTAGTTCTTTTCTCATAGAGAAATATCCATCAACTAACTTCTCATATAATTCCCAAGCTATATCATCTTCTAATATTTTTAATAATTTTGCATAACCTCTTTCAGATAATATATAAATCCCAGATAATAACCCTTTGTTTTTTAACCCTCTATAAGAATTAATTGATTGTTGAGTAAATCCTAATTCTTTTATTTTGGTATCGTCCAAACCGACACCTAACAAATCTAATATATCTTTTCCATCTTTAAATCTTTTTCTATTCTTATTTATAAGCTCATTAATCTGTCTAGATTCTCTATTATGTATCTCAGCTATATCTTTTACTAGCATTGCTTTCTTATGTTCTCCAAATCCACCCTCAATGTTATGAAATTTCATTCCCTCGATTTCTAAAGTTCCAAGTACTGTTATTTCTTTATTTATATTTTCATTCATAATTTATCTCTCCTTTACCATTTGATATATTCTCTATTCAGCTTTTTCACATTTTTATGAAAAACTGAGTACCTAATCTAACGAACGGATTTTTCCGTTGGTTAAATAACATCTTCTAATATAACCTCAACTCTTGGTTTATCACTGTAATATTTACTAGCTACAACCTCAACAATCTGCGTATCATCTTTATAAGCTATCTCATTGAGTGAATCAGCTATAATCTTGACCACATTATCAATATCTGGTTTTTTATTGGGTCTTAACACATTATTTCTTTTCTGCTCTTTAATCTTTTTACTGTTACTTTTTGCTATAGAGTAATAACATCTTAAAGTCATTTTTATGTATCCAGTAAAATAATGTCTAACTTTAGATTGATATAACCATTTTATTAATTCTTCATAGTCCTTAGTTTTCTGTGGTGTATAGGTCCTTTTAGTAGCCAAGTTAAATCTAGGTCTTTCTTTACCAACTGGTTCTCCATCTATTACAAGAAAAACTTTCATTTTTTCACCTTCTTAGCCTTCTTCCTACATTCTTTACAACAATAAACATCCTTAGATTTTTCTTCAAGATAAAATAACTTACCACACCAACTGCATCTTCTTCGTTTCATAAGCTCACTTCCTATTTAGCGTAAATCTTCTAGCTCTAAGTGAGAGTTTATTTTTGTTAGTTCTTCTTCTAGAGCTTCCAAACACTTATTTTTATTTTTTAAAATACTATTTGTAGAACGGCATTTTACTGTAATACCAGTTGGAATATGAGTAACTTCAACAGAATAATCTTTACTTTTCACCATTTTCAAATCTTTAGGATGTATAGTATATCCATTTTCTAATTCATATAGCTCATTTTTACCTTCAAGATAGCTTTCGCATTCTTTGAAGTTATTAATTTCAATTCTTTCAAGCATACACATATCTTCAAAGTAGTTTTTACAATTATAATTTTCACAATATATATTAGCCATTTAACACACTCCTTTTATAAGTCAAAGTAAGTCTATAACATTCTAGTTTCATTCACAAACTTACCTTGACTATTTTATTCTATTTACTTCTTAATTTCTTATAGTTCTCTTCACATACTTTATCCATATTTTCTTTGTATTTGCATCCTATACACACATTACAAGTTATAAGGTTATTGCTAATTACAAAGTCATAGTTGACACATCTTTCATCACACTTTTTATGAATTAATCTTTTTTTCATTTTAATTCTTTTATTCATATTTAACCCTCCCTTAGCTTCTCAATTATCTCAATTTCATCATCTGAAAATACCATACAGGCTTCCCCATCACAATTACCATTTTCCCAATCTTTTTTAAATCGTTCATATTCATTTATATAACATCCAGTATATTCATCCTGCTCTAAAAGATAATGTGCTTCCATTATTATTTTTCTATCTTCTTCATTGTAATTAGCTAGACAATATTCATCTCCAAATTTAACTACTATTACTTTTAAATCATCAATCAAGTTATAGTATTTCAGAGTATTTTTTAATCCTTTTTCTGAATACTCAAAGTCTACGCTTTGATTTCTTACCTGCTCCAATGTTCTTTTAGTCTTTATTTTCACTTTATAGATGTTAAACATAATTTACAATCTCCTTCTCCAGCCAATTTTTATTATTTAATATTTAGGAAATTCTCCATAAGTCGTAGCAAGACATTCAATTCTCCACTCTGGTATAACCCATGTTGTATCGTTATCACCTACATATGCTTTTACTTTATAAAGCGGGGTATTTCTTTTTCTAAATTTCGTACTATAACATTTTTCTAAAATTTCACAACCAACCATTCTGTTATAGTAACAGTTTATTTGATGATATATAATCTTTTCCCCTACAGAATATTTATATTTTAGATTATTTATAGATTTTTTATATATGCGATTTTTCACATAATTTGCTAATATACAAATAATTATTAGCAGTATAGTCAATAAAAAAATCTTCATAAGTTATTCCTCCTAACTAGTTTAAATTTACATCCTCTTATTATTTACTTCTCCTTCTCTAGCCAATAGTCACATGAGTACCTACTTTTCCTCATAAAATGTTACATTCTTAATAACTATATCTATAGACCCATTTTGATTTTGTCTTACTGTATATTTCATTGGGTCCTCAAAATCAGTTAAGTTACCTTTTATTTCAAAGCCATTGTCAGTTTTTATATTTCTCTTTTTAAGCTTTTTATCAACCCATTTTTTATCTATACTAAATCCTTCAACAAGACCTTTTTCTTCCATATGTTCTTTAAAACTATCTTTTAACTTATCATCTTTAATTGTTTTATCAACAAAATCATTTATATCAATTTCATGCTTTTCTCTCAAAGTATAATTTAATATACTTCTTACATCCTCTGCTTGTTTTATATCATTACTAAGAGCATTAGTTATCCAATTCTCAGCTGTATTTTTGAACTTCTTAGTCTTATACTTATCATCTTTTATCTTAGTGGCATTTAAGAACTCTGTAACAAACTTAGAATTAGCTTCTTCCTTCTCTGCATCCTTGTCTAAAACCCTAAGATGATATTTGTCATTCATTCCACTCAATCCAACCAAAGCAGCAATTTTAACCGTCTTAGTCTCTTGTATATTAATTTCATTTTTAGACATCTGTATATTAAATTTATCATCTTTAAACTCAATTGAATGAGTATACGAATTATTGTAATCAAGCTTTAATATAGCAACTTTCTTTTCATCTTTTTGAGAGTATAAACAAATTGCTAAGTCGCAAGATTCTAATGTAGCATTCAATTTCATAACATCAAATAAATAAGCTGCAATCTCTTTAGAGTTATTTAAAAATGAACTTTCATCATAAATAATTTGTTCACAACACTTCTTAATTAGATTGTTACTATAGTTATTAAATACTGCTGTTCTGATGTCATTATCTCTTGATACTTTGCTTATTTTCTTTTGAAAAAATAGGACCATATCTTGATTAACCCTACCTTCAAAATCATTCAATATTGGTGTATCACTATTCTTATCTAAAACATGTATTATAAATTTGTGTATTATCATAATTCCACCCCTTATAAATTTTCAAAACGTTCTATAATCTTCTCGCTTATAGTATTTTTTATAACTTCATCTACCTTATCTATAGTTATTAGTACTATATTTTCATCTTTAGCCAATGCCTTTGCTTTCTTTCTTAAAGCTTCTTTACTTCCATATGTATAATGTATTTTTCTATTTTCTAACGATAATCCTATTTGCCATCTTAATATATATTCATACATTTATCCCACCCCTTATTTTCATTTTTGAGAGTTACAAAACACTTCAAAAATATTCATACTAAAAGACATTTTGCAACTTTTAGCCCATTCTTTTTGCTATTTCATATACAACATTTGCAGTAACAGCATTTCCTGCTTGCTTGTACAGTTGACTATCTGAGCATACACTTGCTGCTCTTTCGTAATATTTATCCGGAAATCCTTGCAACCTAAAGCATTCCTTTGGTGTTAACCTTCTTATATCTCCATTTTTCAAAATTCCATGTTTATCTTGAGCTGTCAATGTGAACATTGTTTCTCCGCTTTCTTTAATTCTACGACCATTTTGTCTTTTATTTACCCTATCGGGCGTTAAAACTGCATTAACTAAAACTCCACTATTATCACAATTTCTATTTGTCACACCTGCATTATATTTTGCTTTAAGGCATCTAGCATTTATTGTTACTTTAGAGTTTTTATTTAAGTCTATAAAGTATAGACCTGTTTTAGCACCTCCACCTCCTGCCTGACTTCTAATACATCTAGCAATTCCAACTGCATCATAAATTCTATTTGTACTATGAGTTGGATTATTTAGTTGCTCAAGATTTTTTCTACTTTTTCTTTCGATAGGAAATACTTTTCGTGTACTTCGTCCTCTAAAATGTCCAACAATGAATATTCGTTCTCTATTTTGGGGTACTCCGAAGTTTTTAGAATTAAGAACTTGCCACTCTGCATCATAGCCGATTTCATCCAGTTCAACGAGAACTTTGAGGAAATCAAATCCTCCATTAACACTAAGTAGATTTTTAACGTTTTCAATAAGTAAATACTTGGGTCTATCTTCTTCTTTGAGTTCTCTAATAAGTTTTGTAACTGTAAAAAATAAACTTGAACGTTCTCCTCTGAATCCAAATTGTTTCCCTGCAACAGAAATGTCTTGACATGGGAATCCAAAACACCAGACATCTGCTCTTGGGATATTTTCTGTTCTAATTTCTCTAATATCTCTTTCAAACCATTCATCCTCCTTCGGTTTGTGCATGGCATTATAACTTAAATTTGCGAATTTATCATATTCGCAATGTCCCAAACATTTATGTCCTGCTTTTTCCATCCCTAGCCTAAAGCCACCTATCCCTGCGAATAAATCTAAAAATGTAAGCAATACAACGCCTCCTTATTTTCATTTTTGAGAGTTACAAAACATCTCAATGATAATTTTATTAAAAAACATTTTGCAACTCTCTAAACTGTTTTAATTAGATATTTCTTCTATTCAAATATAAGTTCTTCGCTATCAAGCCACTTTTTAATACCATCTTCACAATCATATTCAATATCATCAATCTTACAGTCATAAATACAACATTCGCATATCTTTTTATCATGTAAAAAATCTATTAATCTATTGATGAATAGTAACTCTTTCTCTTGTAACTTTTCTTTAAGGCTTTTATTTTCTTCTCTTAACACACTAATTTCATTAAAAACATCTAAAAGTACTTTTGAATCAGCTTCATCATTTTCATTTAAATTCAATCTATACTCATAAACTCTACCAGCTATAAAACTTCCTATTACTAATATCACACTAGCTAAGATATTCACTTTTAACCATCTCCTCATATTCTTCTCTAGCCTTATCTATAGCAATAAATATATCCTCTCCATTATCATATAACTCTTTTGCTCTTTTAATTGTGTATTCAGTCCTTGAAACTTCCATTATTCCTCCTCAATATATTCAGCTTTCCAGCCACTTCTTGTTTTAGTTTTCTTTTTAATTGTTTGGTAAACTGCCTGACTCTGTAGTCTTAAAAAACATGCTGCACTATCTATAGAATCAAATATTTTTTCTTCACCAGTTTTGGCATTAATCAACTTTACCTTTGAACCTTTCTTTTTCTTTTTTCTATTTTTATCAACATTAAACTCTATTAACATTTTTTCACATGTTGGAAATATAAGTTCTCCATTTTTTCTTACTCCGTGAACACAACAATATAGTGCTAAGTAATTTCTACATGTAGGGTCATCATCTATGATATTTGTTCCTAAAGAACCACTAAAATATTTTTCAACCTTTAACATTTCAGTAACCTCCCTATTTAACTGGCATTTGAAATATTCTATTTCTATAACTTCTAACCTTATAACTGTCTATAGAATCTGTTCTAGTTCCACCTTCAATAAATCTTTGTATATTATCCAGCACTTGTATAGCCCTTTTTTCATCCTCATACTCACCTATCTTTTTAAAGTTATCCATATCTCCAAACATTGCATATACACATTCTTTATCAACATTTATCCAATCAGCTTTTACTAAATCAGTTTTATCTTGACTTCTAATTATTATCATTCCTAATACCCCCATCATCATTTTTCCTGTTATAATTTTTAAGACTTTCCGCATTTCAAGCCACAATATATCTCTCAATAAAGAATCCCATCCAGATATTATTGTAAAAGTCCCTTCATATTTTACTCTCTCAAACAGATTGTCTATTTCTGTACCCTCGAATGTTACTTCTTCAGCTCTTGTATCATTTATCTCAAAACTTCCCTTATCGCATTCTAAGAACACTTTCTCACACTCATATTTCACTCTTAAACCTCCAATATTTTTTAACTCCTAGGAAGTAATATTGCATAATTACTCCCTAGATTATTTAACTTAATTAAAAAGGTATATCGTCATCATCTATTGCTTGAAAACCTTGTGGGTCTAATCCTGGTGGTACATATTCTTGTTTAGCATTATTATCATTTTTACTAGAAAGTAGTTCTAAAGCATTTACATTAACCTTAGTAATAGATTTCCAGCAACCATTTTCATCTTTGTAATTATATATATTTAACTCTCCAACAGCATATATAGGCTTACCTTTAACAAGATATTGCACTAAATTCTCTACATGTTTTCCTAATTGCTCGCATTGAATAAAATCAGTTATTTTATTTCCATTTTTATCTTTAAACCTTCTATCTACTGCCATTGAAAAGGTTATTTTTGGAGTACCTGAATTTGGAAGGTACTTCAATTCTGCATCTGCAACTAATCTTCCAACTAAAGTTATTGTATTCATTTAACTAGCCCCCTTCTATTTTTCTTCCTGTTCTTCTGTATACTCAACAAAGTAAGTATAAGTTGTCTTGCTATTTTGCTTCTCTCTAGCAACCTTTACTGTATATCCAGCTTTCCCAAGTAATCTTAATAACTCCAATCTATCTTGTTCATTTAAAGAACCACTTCTTTGTGCATATATTCTCGCCATTTTATACCTCCCCTTTTCTAGGAAGCAATATATTGATATTTACTTCCTAGAAGTTTAATTTTATTTAAATTTTTCCTTCTGACTCTTTTTAATAATCTCATCTAGCTCTTTTTCTTCATATTGAGTGAAAGTCTGATTGAAGTTAGCAAACTTATTTTTATTCACATTATGAGTATTCACAGTTTTACTATTAGACTGCTTCTTTTCCTGCTTACTCTTTTTCTTTCTTTCAAATTCATTCTGATATTCTGTAAGTTCTAAAACAGTTTTTACACCTGCTTCTATCCAATTATTTAAGATTGTCTTTACATACTTATAATTCTTAACTCCACTGCCTACAGCTTCATCAACAGCTCTTATTATTACATCAGCTTCCATTCCATCATCTAAGTAACTCATTAACTCTATAAAGTTATTAGGAGTAATCACACCTATATATTTTTCAAAGTATTTTTTTATATAGGTGGTTTTGTCTTTATTGGATTGTTCATTAATAACAATAGTAGTAATATCATTATTTACTTTAAAGTCATTACTTACTACTTCCGTGTTTTCCGGTTTCCGAGAAACCCGGTTTCCGGGAAATCCGGTTTCCGGGAAATCAGTTTTTCGGGATTTTAGCTTCTGAGGATTTTCAAGTGGTATCTCATATACTTCATAATCATACCCTCCAAGCATTTTATTAGTATTAGAATCTCTACAAGGTTTTCTTGTTATATATCCATTTTCTATAAGTTCTTTTAAAATATTTGCTGTAGCATCTCTTCCATTTTTACTTCTCTTGCAAAGGTCATTAACATAGATTTTCCAGTGGTCGGGCTTACTAATCAGATATGAATGTAAACCTTTTGCTTGCCAGCTTAATTTTACATCTTCCAAACAAGTTTTATTTAAAACTACATATGGATTATCTTTGTCTTTGCTTACTCTTATAATCCCCAATACTATCACCTACTCTTGTTTTTGCTTCTCTAAAATGCTCTTATATCCATTTAAAACTTTCTCATACTCTTGCTTAGTCAAATCTACTGCTAACTTTCCAAACTTCTTATATACTTCACTATCAACTCTATTTTTATCTTTTTCTATAGATTCTCCTAGCGAATATAGTGTATTTAATTCACTCTCATTAACTTCTTTTTTTTTCTGCTCATTTCCATGTTTATTTGTTGCATCACTATCTTTTGTATCATCAATACAAAATAATCCATTTAAAGCGTACTTTCTTGCATAACTTGATACACTTCCAGTTACTTGTGCTAAATCCATACCTTTTTTAGTTTCATCTTCTCTAGCTAATGCCTTTGTAGATACTTTCTCTCCTGTTTCTGCATCTATTAAAGTTGCTGTAGCTTCTACATAAAATCTATTTCCTATCTGAACAATATTATCATCCAATATAACTAATGCTTTTTCTTCCTTTAGAATAGGTTTTAAACCTTCTAGTATATCCTCACAACTCCTATAGTTGTATTTACCAAAGCTATTAAATTGACTTTTAGGAGCTTTTAAAGTACTCTGTATATTTACAAGTTTTATATAAACATTATTAGTTTCCATGGTCCTCACCTACTCTTTTTTAGCTTTTGGAATTGTTAGTGTAGTTCCATATTCAATCCTGCAACCTTCAACCTCATGACCTTTTTTAATAAAGTCTTTAATGATATTCTTATCTACTTTTACAACTTGCTCTACTGTTTTATATATAGCAGGTATCTTTTCTTCATCTTCTATGACTAAGCTACCTGCTGACTTTCTTATACTTATATTTCCTAAAACTGTTTCTACTTTTTTAGTACCAAGTAATTCCATACAGTCTTTTATATTGCTTTTTAATCTATCAAGAGTATTCTTTTTGACCCTTTTTAACTCTTGCAGTCTTTTAATCTCTGAATCTATAGAGTTTATATCACTGTCAATGTTTAATATTACTGAAACTATCCTAGTGTTTTTATTTTGTATCTCTTGTTTTATTATTTCTTTTATTTCCTCTAGTTTTTCAGTTTCATTTCCTGTTGTTTCTGTTAAACCTTCTTCTATTTCTAATAAATCTGTAGTTAATTCATATAAAGTACTCATAATTTCCCTCCGTTTGTGCTATAATTAGCTTAATTAAATTTTGATATATTTATTTGAATTGAGCCACGGCAATGGCTCTTTTCTTATATCTGAACATCTATAGGTTTATCTCTTTCAAGTTCTTCTAAAATTAATTGAAATATCTTGTAATCCTCACTTTCTTCATGTTCCTTTGATTTAATCTCTAAATTTATACCACCTAAAATATTTTCAATAGCATATTTTACTCTTTCCCATGCAACTTTTTCTCTTAGATATTCTCTCATGTGTATATCATCTATTAAACCTCTATCCTTATTTTCAAGTTCCTCATAAAGTTTGCTATTTTTGTTTATCTCTAATTCAGCTAAAACTAATTGTTTTTGAACCATTTTTTTTATTCTTTTTAAACTTTCCATAATTAATCCCCCTTAATTTAATCTCTATTTTGAACTAATCCTACTAAACATATTGCAAATAAACCTACCATTATTAAAGCAGCCATTTTATTTCCTCCTAAGATAAAATTTTAATCTCATAATCACCATCTTGAATATCTTCTGTTATTAAGGCTTGATACTCCATACAGCCTCTACCTTCATCAAAGTATGCTAAATTTAATTCTTTTTCTGTTGCTACTACTACTATACAATCAATTTCAAAACCAAATCTTTTGCAATTTACTTTTACTGCATTTCCTACTTTAATTGTTTGTAAATCAAATTCTTTTACCAATTCAACCATTATTTGACCTCCTTATTTTCTATTTCTTTTATGTAATCCCAAAGTATGTGTAATATAAGTGAGTTCATTGAACTACCTTCTATTGATGCTCTATTTTTAATTTTTTCAAGCAATGGTGCTGGTAATCTAAATGTAAATCTAACTCTTTCATTTGTCATATATTTGACGTCAACTCCCTTCTTGTTTTAATAATACCATGTCATATATTTGACGTCAAGCATTTTTGTTGACTTTTCTTTTATATTATTTTATTATTAAAGTGTCATAAAGACGTCAAATTTTATGTGAGGAATGATAAATATGTCTAATAAAGATATTTATACTCGTGAAGAGGATAAAAGATTTACACTAAGAATTAATAAACTTCTTTTTGAGAAAATCGAACAACTTGCTCAAAAAGATAAGCGTTCTATAGGTAGAGAAATTGAATTTATTCTTGAGAAATATTTTGAAGATAATCCTTTAGAATAAAAACTATCATATCTTTTAATGTATATCCTTTAACTTTTGCCTGTTTTAGAAGCTTGTCTTTAAGTTCTCTAGGCAGGCGTATTGTTGCTTGTTCTATTTCCATCTAATCACCTTTTTCTTTAATTATTTATAGCTTATTTTATTTTTAAATGTGCTGGTAAATACAAGTTAACTAACTCTATATCTCTTGTTAAAACACTTCTTTTTATTTTCTTCTCTTTATTAAACTTCTTACTACCTCTCTGCTCATCATAGTATGTAATTCTAAATAACTTTTTGTCTTGTTCTACTTTGTAAACTTTGTTTTTATAAATTATTTTCAATTTATCTCTCCTATCTTATTTTTAATTTAAGTCTGTTGCTGAGAAATTTCCTTTTTAAACTTATAGTTGCAATCTTTTCTCCATCTTTTAGTAAAACAAGCTTGTTTCTGTATGTTACTAGTTCCAATTAAATCACCCCCTCTCTAAGTTCTTTCATTTCTCTAAGCATTTCTTTGATGTTTTTTCCTTGATTCCTAGTTATAAAATCATCTAATTCATAACTAGAAACTTTAGTTGCCCCTATATCAACTGACTTCAAAAGTCCATTTTTTATTAACTCATATCCAAATACTTTATCTATTTTCAATCTTTTACTTGCTTCTTCAACAGACATAAGATAATCGGGATAACCTTTACTTATAACAATTGTTAATTCTTTTGGTTCCAACAATTCTATTTTCGAAGTTTCATTTAAGTATTTTGAGATTTTATTTTTATAGTTGTTTAAATTCATTTCTACAACTTTACGAATACCTTCTGAAAAACAAATTGATATATTATCCAGGTCATTAAAACTTTTATCTTCTTGTTTATCTAAATTAAAGTTAGATATATTACCCAATTTCTTCACCACCATTTCAAGAATATTCTGTATTTATTATTTATCAAGAAAGTTATAAAATAGAGCATCAAGCATACATAACAAATGACTATCTTTATCTATTGTCAATACTGCCTCTTCTTTTATGTAAAACTTAATTAAATCTTCATCTAAACAATGCGTTATACAAGAATTGTCCTCACCACTTATTAACATTCCAACTTCTTTTAACACACCTTGTTTATTTTTAATTTGAACCTCTGCTATTTCATCAAGAGTATTTTTTATACCATAAAATATGTCTTCGCTCATTGTAACTACCTCCATAATCTTTAATTTTCAAAGTACTTTCAATTTTAGCCTAATAAAGTTATTTGATATTCTTTTTCTTTTACCAGTCCATCCTTTATAAGTAATAATCTAAATGCTTCTCTTCCTTTTGGATTTATTAATGTTTGAGTATCTGAATGTCCGTATGGTGTTGTAAATTCTTTCAGTTCAAAATACTGCATCTTGTTAGAGTAAGGTTTTATTTTGCCTTTTAAATCTCTGTAACAATATTTCTTCTCTATTAACCATAAAACAAATGTTTTTTCTTTGACTCCAAGTTCTTTTGCTGTATCTCTTATATTAGTTAGCAAGTTTCTTTCTACTAGAGCATCAAAGTAATCTGCTTTTGGTTTCATTACTTGATTTTCTAATTGTAATTGCTCTTTTTCTTCAACTTCGATTAATAACTGTTGCAGTGCTTCTTTATATGTAGTTGGTAATTTAGGTTGTTGTTCTTTTAACTCTCGCTCCATTTCTTCAAACTTAGTTACATAAATCGCTGTAAATATAATTCCCTTTTCACCTGTCATTTTATTAGCTACCATGTCACAACCTTTTTTAGTTAATAAGTAGCAAGGTTGAATTTTATTTTGAGTATTTATATAAGTACTTTCTATGAAGAAATCTTGACTCTTCAAATTTGATGAGTCCTCTAAAATCTTCTTGTATCCTCTTATATCTCTTAATAAATTATCGTGCTTCTTTTCTATTAATTCTGCTACTTCTCTACTTTCAACTAAAAATTGATTATTTTGCTTGATTATGGTTAGATTCTTCATTATTTATTGCCCCTTTCTTCTTTTATTGCTATTTTAGCAACTTCATCTGAAAAAAAATAATCCGCAGATACATTATATAATTTAGATATCTTTTTTATTTCACTTGCTTTAAATTCGTTTTTTCCTTTTAATTTTAATCTAAAACCATATGAGCTAAGACCTAATATATCTGCCACATTTTTTTGGGTGTGTCTATTTTCCTTCATCAATCCTTCTAATCTATTTAAGTACATTAAATCACTTCCTTTTTGCTATTTTGGCAACTTCATATTTATATAATATCAAGTTTTGTGATTATAGTCAATACTTTTGTTGCTTTTTTAGCAAAAAAAATTGTAATAATTAATTTTGTTGCTATAATATAAATAAAAGTTGCTATTTTGGAATTAATATAAAAAGGGGTTGTGCAAATTGAATAGGATAAAAGAATTGAGAGAAGAAAAAGGCATCTCGCTAGACAAATTAAGCGAGGATTTACATATAAACAAATCTACACTATCAAGGATAGAAAATGGTTTAAGAGAACCTAAGAAAAGTACAATAGAAGAATATGCAAACTATTTTGATGTGTCTACAGATTATTTATTAGGAAGAACTGATGTTAGAAATAGCTTATTTATAAATAAAAACGAAAAAGATTATGATGCTGAAAATTTTAAAACAGAAAAGGAGCTTATTGAGAATATGTATCTTGACGAAGATATGAAAGAAGTTTTTAATATATTTAGCGAGCTAAGCCCAGACGCAAGAGAAAAAGCATTAAAAGTTGCAGAATTATTTTTACTAGACGAAAAAAATAAAAAATAGTTTATTTCTGAAAATGAATATAATAAAAAAGAGGAATCATTCCTCTTTTTTATTGATTTTATGTATTTCTTTCACTTTTATTTTATATTCATTGATTTTATTTTTATCCAATTCTTTCAACTTTTTCATTAATAAGTTTAACTTTAAAATATCATAATATTTCGTCTTATTCAAATATATCATCCCCTATAAAATATTTTATTTATTAATTCCACGAAACATACGTTCTTAAAAATAGTTACAACCACCTCTTTTTCAAAGCTTAAAACTATAAAATAACTGTAAAATATTATTATATTTTATAGCTTCTATTATTTTTGCTTTATCTAGATAAAGTTATTTCTTAACTACATTCTAGCACAAATTTCCAACAAAAAGTGTGCGAATATTGCACATTTATTACAAGAAATTACACAAACTAACATATATAAAATTATCTAAAAGGTAGGTTAAATATATGTTAAAAGAGTTACGAAAAAAGAAGAAATTAACACAAATAGAGTTAGCAAAAAGAGTTGGTTGCCACAGAAGTCAAATTTCTAGGTTGGAAAATAATGAGAATAAAGATTTAACTATCCCTGCTCTTATTGAATTAGAAATAGCTTTAGGATTGGAGGAAAAATATTTAGTAAATTATTTTGCTGATGAATATATTAAAAAAAGAAAATTACATAAATAATTCGAATGTTTCTATCAAATACTATTTTTAATATATAATATTATTTGAGGTGAATAAATTGAACTTAAGTTTTAATAAAAAGAAAAAATTTGAATTAAGCAAAGAAGAATTGGAATTAATTGAAAATTGGTTAGGTAATAAATATGCAGGAGATATGACGATACCTGCTATTGTTGACTTTTCTTTAGAAACTGATATTGAGTATGAAAAAATAGTTGTTTATTTGGCAGAAAAAGTGCTGGAATCACGTGATAAAAAACATTAAATATGTATCTAAATAAAAAAGACTATTAATTATAAACATAAAACTTTGTTTCTTATAGTCTTTTTTATTTATTTTATTTAAATTGATATATGTTATTATATAATTACATAAAAAAAGCTTTTGAGAGGAGAGATTTTATGAAAGGCGGCGTAAGAAAACGTGGAAAGAAGTGGTATTACTACTTTGATGCAGGTATAGTAGATGGCAAGAGAAAAAAGGTAGAAAGAGTTGGTGGAAACACTAAGAAAGAAGCTGAAAAATCGCTCCGTGATGCAATAAATGAATATGAAAATGCTGGTATAGTGTTTGATGAAACAAATATGAGTTTATCAGACTATCTTAACTTTTGGTACAAAGAGTATGTACTTCTTAATTGCAAATACAATACTCAGGAAAGTTATAGAAATTTAATTGAAAATCATATAGAACCTAGACTTGGTAAATGTAAGCTAAAATCTATAAATCCAGCTATTATTCAAGAATTTTTAAATAATAAATCAAAAGAGACATACACACAAAACGGAGAAGAAAAACACTACACAAAAGGAGTTTTAAAAGCGATTTATGTTGTATTAAATGCTGCTTTAAAATCTGCTGTTTACCCTTACAAACTCATTAAGGAAAATCCTGTTCAATATGCCAGTATACCAAAAAATGTTTTAAAGGTAAAAAATGAGTCAGATAACAAGACTATAACACTAGATGAGTTCAATAAAATACTAGAAATATATCCTAAAAATACAAATATCTATATTCCTCTACTTATAGGGTTTCATACAGGCATGAGAAAAGGAGAAATATTAGGTCTTTGTTGGGATAATGTTGATTTAGATAATAATATAATCAAAGTTAGAAAAAATTTAATAAAGAGAAAAGTTTCAGAATTTGAATTAGCATCACCTAAGACAAAAACATCAATAAGAGATATTAAAATAGGTGATACTTTGTCTAGGATATTAAAAGAGGAAAAATTGAATCAAAAAAAACAAAAAATTAAAATTGGAAAATGGTATAAAGAAACTGAGTATGATTGGGTTTGTAGAAAAAAAGATGGCTCATTTGTAAATCACAACAATATTGACGCTGCTATAAGAACTATTAACAAGAAACTAAATATTAACTTTAATTTTCATTGCTTGCGACATACACATGCCACATTATTATTAGAAAATGGAGCTAATGTAAAATATATACAACAAAGATTAGGTCATAGTCAATTATCAACCACTATGGACACATATTCACATGTTACAAGTAAAATGGAAAGTGAAACAATAGATATTTTGGAGGGCATTTTACAATAATTTGCCACCGAAAAAAGTTATGGTGGCAAACAGGTGGCAAAACGATAAAAAACATTCTTTTTTTTTGCTCAAACACTGTTATTTTGCTATTTTATATAAAAAAGTCGTATTTCTCACAGTTATACGACTTATATTAAATTCTTTACATAAGTCTCCTTCAGATGGAAGTTTATCTCCTGGTTTATATATGCCAGATGCTATTTGTTTTTTTATGTTGTCATATAGTTGTTGATATAAAGGAACAAAGGAATTTACTTCTAAATCCATTTCTTTTTTTTGTCTCTTTTCATCCAT